CACCGCAACACGTGTTGCGTTCGTTGCACAGCGCCCTTAACGCTTTCAAATGGCAAACTCTGGCACCCATCTCTCCTGAGGAGGTTGCTGAGCACCAATGCCGCCCATCACAACGGGTACTCCGAGAAAGCGCCGAGGTCCAGGGTTCCGACAGCAACCCGGATACTTGTTTCCTCAAGACAGAGGTATATCCGGAGCCAAAGGACCCAAGATGCATCACTACGATCAACACGACAAGCAAGACGCAGTACTCGAGATTCACACTGCCCATTGGAAAGTTTCTGAAAACACTCACTTGGTACGCTTTCCAAACGCCGAGCACTCTCTGTCGGCACATGGCAAACATCACTCTCGGTGTCCTGGTCTTGCTTGAGGTGGACTTCTCACGAATGGACGGCACGAAAGGCGAAACACTCAGGCGACACGTGACGCTCCCCACGCTTCGAAGGCTCTTCCCGCACCACTGCGCAGAGCTGGAAGAAGTGTTCTTCCGCATACAGCAGAACCCCGTCAGAACCTCGACTGGATTCTGGTACAATGTGGACGGGGACCATTGGATGCAGAAATCTGGATCACCAGACACATCTGCTGACAACTCAATCGTCAGCATTATTGTGATGGTGACGGTCCTGATTATCTGTGGTATGAGCGTTACTGAAGCTTGGGAGTGGGTGGAGGCCCACGGCTGTGTTGGAGGAGACGATGGCGTTCTCGCGATCCCACCAAACCTGGATCCGCAGAAAGTCATCAGCATCTACACCTCCACCGCTGGCGCTCTTGGCCTCAAGGTAAAAATAGTTGAACACCCACACGGTAGTAACTTCTATTTCCTTGGCAGATGGTGGAACACCTGGGGAGGCGTACCCAACAGTTACGCTGACCCCATGCGGACCCTCACTAGTCTTCCATTTTCCACTAGTGTGCAACAAGTCCGCGGCGAGACTGAAGACGACGCAAAGCGACGACGTCTCATTGAGAAAGCCAACGCTATAATTCGCAATGATGCCAACACCGTCCTCATTGGGGACTGGGCACGTGCCATTGTTGCAAGGTATGGTGATGCTGATGGTGCCCTGGACAAGGACAGGTTCTGGGCCCAGTTCGACAGCGCTTTCTACAATGAGTACGACGAAGCTATGTGGCAGAAAGTCCCGAAAGAGTTCAACGTGGACTTGTACATGTTGGCCCTAAAGGTAAACCCTTTAGACATGCCCGTGTGCTATGCCGCACCCGTCGAACAACACAAGAAACAAACTGTCTCGACCGTCAAAGGTGAGGAAGAAACAATCATTCCTAGCCAGGAAGCTGATAATGCAAGCAAGAAGGAGGATGCCGATTCGCGACCTGATAACAAGGGTCCTGCGAATGTTGCATCTAAGGGAAAACCTGCCGTACCAACATCTCCCGGAGGAAAGGGAGGAAGTGCCGCGACTCATGGAAGCGCTGGGGCGTCTAATTCCGGCAACGGAAAGGCGCGCTCGGCTAAGAGACCTAACCATCGAGATGCTGGCAATTCTTCTGGAACTGTCCGAAAGGGACGAGGAGTGAGCAAGTGATCCCAAAACAG